TCCTTGATGTTTGTCTGCATCTCGTCCTTGTACACCTTGCCAACCGCGCGGTGGATACGTCGCTGCACGTTTTTGTCGGCGATCTGCTTGCGCATGTGCTCCAGCTGCTTCATCAGCGGCCCAACGTCTACGCCGATACCTTCAAAGCCAGTACCGCCGCCCTTCATTTCTAAGCTGCCGCGTGCCATCAGGTGCCAGTTATTTGACAAAGCAGTACAAGCTGGTCCTGTCGGCCAACCTCCTCAATGCCTTGGATGTTGTAATACTTCGAATTGTACACTACGCGGTCGTCAGCTTTGATGCCTCGGCTGTCGCTGCTGCTGCGAATTTTAAACCGAACGCGCTGCACGGGCATGTCCTGATCCGTCGTGATGCGCTCGGTCATTCCTTCGCCCGCTTTCATCAGCTCGGCCCATACGGTCAGCAAGGTGCTCCACGTCTGCACGCGCTCGCCGTATGCGTTCGTGCTCGTGGTGTATCGTTCCACCGTAATGCGTCGGTCGCTCTTGCCTATCCTCATCGGTCAGATATTACGCGGTAAGGATTGAGCAAGCTGTGAATTAAGTTAGGCACCTCGCTCGTGATGGTACCTACCACCACGATGTTGCGATTCTCATAGAAGTGCGCCACCAGCAGCTTGATTGCGTGAATCAAACCGTCAGGCACCTCGGCCTCAAGGTACCCCAACTCCATCGTCACCTGCACGCCGTTGCTTGTATCTGGGTGCACCGTCGGCGGTGATATGGTTGTGATGCGTGCAGGCTTGCGCTTCAGGTCCGTGTAGTATTGCGACGTCGCCAAGGTCAGCGTCGTGCTGGGCGTGTTGTTGTAGACGATGCTGGTAATGCTGCGAACAGGTCCCACGGGTATCTCCCACGTACCACGGAACTCGTCGAGATACATGACCGCCGTGACGTCGCCCAGCTGCACGTTGCAATAATTCTGCACGTACTCAATGGCCGCGCTGCGTAGCGCCTCAATCAGCGTGTCCTCGTCGCTGTGGTCTACGCGCAGGAATGTCTTGAGGTCGGCGGTGCTGACGATGCTGGACTCGGCAGCTGCGCCAGTAATCTCTAAAGTGTAGTACATGGGTGCAAGATAAAAAAAAGGCCCCGCATGGTTGCGAGGCCTTTCTCATTCAATCAATCTACTCTTATGAGTCGGCGTTCAAGATAGTGGCGTTGGCCATTACCATAGCACCGAGTGAACCGCTGCGTCGAACTTTTGCGTCAAAGAAAGTATCTACAACAATCTTGACAGTCCCTGCTGAAATGCCAGAGAATGGGTCAACAGTTACGTCGAGGCCGCCCCAGTTAGCGTAAAACATGTCAGTCCAGTCACCGTAGTAACCGAAGTACACAGCACTCAAACCGTTAGCCGCTACGTCGGCAGCGGCGCCCTCAATCAAAGAACCGCCGTATACAGCAGACAAATCCTGTACTGGTACAGAACCGCTGTTCAAAACGTTGTATCCAAAGATGGCACCGTTCTCAATCAATGGCGATACGCTGCTCACATTTGGCTGACCCAAGAGGTGTGCGTATGTGGTTGGGTGGAAAACGAATGCAGTGTTATTCTCTGCACCGTTTGCCGTGATGGCTGCCCACAAGTCGCGGATGTCCTCGGCGTCAGTTGCAGCCAAGTCGTTCGTACCTGTCTCAGTAGCCAAAACGATTTCACCAGTACCACCTGCCAGAGCAGTTGCACCACCAACACCGCTGATGCTGTTGAGTGCAATCTTGTCTTGTACGTTGGCGATAGATCGGCCAAAGTCAGCAGCAATCACAGCGGCCATGTTGCCGTTGGTTTGGTTGATTGCTTCCTTTGTCACAATCATCTGCTGTGCAATGCGCTGCGGTGACAATGTCTGTGCACCCATTGACCCAGTGTTGCCAGTTACAGAAGCACCTTCTGCTGGCTCCTCTGCTGCGTCAGTTGGCAGTGATGGCATCTTGATGTCACCAACAAAGCCGTTGAGCTGTGTGGCGCCAGTTGCTGCAAGCAAAGAGTTAGAACGCAAAGCGCCAACCAACTCAGTTACCTCAGTCGCTACAGTTGTAACTGCATCAGCTACGCCTGCTTGTCCTGAATCAACACCGTATACGTTACGAGCTTCAATCAACATGGATTGTGGAATGCTGAAGTCGCCGCGCAAGCCGAGGCCCAAAGCGCTGGCTTCCTTGCGTGCTTCCTGCATCACCTCCTTCTCAAGGCCAGTTACGCCGCCTTGTGCAGCTTCGCGCAAAGCCTTACCAAAGTCAAACTTAGCGTTAGCCTTGATTGCCTCCTTGTCGCTTCGTACAACGGCATCTTGTGCAACCGCACGGGCCTTGAGGCGCTGTTCGTTTTTTGCCAAGCCGTCGCGCTGCTGTTCAGCTGCTTCGAGCTTTGCGTGGATGTCTTGCGTCTCTTCCAATTCTTCAGAAGTCAACGCGCGCTCCTCGGTTTCTGCGAGGGCGTTGATGTTGGCCAACTTGTCCTCCAGCTGAGAGATGTAGCGGGCCGCATCATTTGAGTTGCGAAAATTCATAATCTTTATTTGTTTTGCGGGCTTACTCTCCGCTGTTTGCTCAAAGGTACGCACTTCCTGCTTTTCAGGTTGCGCCTCCGATTTCGTTTGTACTTCTTCTACTGGCTCAGGCTTGACCTCTGCCATCTGCCGCGCCGCCACCGTCGTGGTTGGGTACGCTGGATAAGTCACTGGCGACACGTCCAGCAGTCGCGCCATCTTCGTCACGGTCCGTGTGCTGCGGTCCTCGCTCCACTCCTGCTCGGCAATGGTAAAGGCAAAGGATGACTGTGAGATGTCGCCGCGCTTGATCAGCTTGTACAGGTCGCGCCCGTCTTGCGTGTCGGCCAAAGCTGCACGGTACTTAAGGCCCGTGTCGTCGATGCTCAACTCCAGCGTGCCGTTTGTAGTGCGTGCCATCGGTGCGCCGTCGTGATTCAGCAGCAGCCGCACGTCGTCCTCCATGACGTCGTCAAAGGCGCCGCGTGCAATTTCTTCTTTAAAATATCCAAGGTCGGTGCGCTGCTCAAAGTTGGCAGCATAGCCCTCGATGACCAGCGAGTCATCGCCAGCGGCTCGCACCTCTGCGGTCCGTAGCTCTACATTCTCGCCGTATTTGTTGCGCAGCTCTGACAGCTGGCTTTCATTCTTTTCTTCCATTTGTTCTACTTTTTTCTTGGCCCACGGCAGCATCGACTTACCGCCCCAAGCGTCATACATTAAACCGCCACAGCCTTCGTCGTATGGTACATCAGCATTTTGTGCGTGGCGGCTCAGGAAGCTATAGACACGCTTAATCACATCGTCCGATAGATTAGAGCGGCTCGCGATCTGCGATGCTCTGCGTCTACCAACTGGCGTGCCACAGCTGCCCCAACCATTTTCCTCAGCGTACTTGAGCGCACGCTTGGCGTTGTTGACTGCGCTATCAGGATAATCTTTAGACACCGCTGCTGAGTTTAGTGCTGTACTCGTCGAGTTTGTCCAGCGCGATTTGATTGACTTGGACCATGTGGGCGTCGCCACCTTGTACGCTGTTCATGTCCTCCGTGCGTCGTGCTTCGTTGATGCTCATGATGCCCGCCTTGACTAACGTGTCGTAATACTGAGCGCGGCTGACGCTGTCGCCTCGCAAAAGGTCAGCGAGGTCGAAGCGCGTAAAGTGTGTGAGGCGCTCGTCAGGTGCAATGAGCTTGCAATTCATCTCCTGCTCTATCTGCCGAGTCCACGGCACGATCGTGTACTTGGCAAACTGGATGGCCTGCTGCTCCGTGTTGCTGTACGTGACATTTGACTGCACACCTACGAGGCTCGGCGGTACACCGAAGATGCGGCAAATCTCCTGATTCAAAAAGTCGCGCTGCTCAGTCAGGCTGGCGTTCTCAGGATCAACTGCAATGCGGTCGTATCGGAATCCGAACGGCAGCAGCTTGGTGCCGAGCTGGTCGCCGCTGTTGTTCCAGCTGTCCTTGATGATGTCAATCTGCTCTTTCTTTAGTGGCTCATTGCTGGACAAGATGCCCGTCATATTGCCTGAGCTACCAAAGAACTCAGCAGCAAAATCCTGCGCCGCCTTCGCCAGTCCGAGCATCTCGCGGTGCAGTTCAATCGGGCTTTGTCCGTACAGGTTGCAGACGCGCAACATGTCGGCGTGCATGTATACGCCACGGTCCTTCACCTCGTACATCACCTCACCGTCAACCATCTTTTCCTTGACCGACTTGGGGTTGACGATGCAAAGCTCATACGGGTCGCCATTCGGTAGGCGCTTGATGATGGCGTA